AACGAAGCGATCCGGGAAGATTTTGGAGATCTGACCGGAAAAGTCTGGAGGAGCAATGTTCTGGTGACCAGCACCAATATCAAGGTGGAGGCGATTGGCTCCGGCAAGAAGATCCGAGGCAGGAAGCACCGGAACTGGAGACCGGATCTGCTGATCCTGGATGATATTGAGAATGATGAAAATGTCCGGACACCGGAGCAAAGAGCAAAGTTGGATAGCTGGTTTAAAAAAGCGGTTTCTAAGGCCGGTGATGATTATACAGATATTGTCTACATCGGAACCCTGCTCCATTATGACAGCTTATTAGCAAATACTCTTAAAAACCCTGGATACAAGGCGATTAAGTACCGGGCAGTTATATCATTTTCGCCGGAGGCAGACCTATGGCAGGAGTGGGAAAATATCTTCACTGACCTGTCTGATGAAGACCATGAGGAAAATGCGCGAAAGTTCTTTGAGGCACACCGGGAAAAGATGCTGGCCGGGACAGAAGTTCTCTGGGAGGAAAAGCTTTCTTACTATGACCTGATGGTCATGAAGGTGACAGAGGGTGAGGCCTCCTTTAACTCTGAGGAACAGAATGAACCGATCAACCCGGAAGACTGTGTTTTCAACGAGGAATGGTTCGACTACTACAACGAAGCAGAAATGGACTTCAAGGACAAGGATTTTCAGTTCTTTGGCTTTGTCGATCCTTCCCTTGGAAAAACCAAGAAAAGCGACTTTTCTGCGATCATCACACTGGCGAAAAGCAAGGTTACTGGTTACATGTATGTACTGGATGCGGATATTGAACGGAGGCACCCGGATCGTATCATCACGGATATCCTGGAGAAAGAACGCTGGCTGAAGCGCGATTTTGGACGGGGCTATAAAAAGTTCGGTGCCGAGACTGTACAGTTCCAGTGGTTTTTAAAAGAGGAACTGGCCAAGGCATCCGCCAGGGCCGGTCTGTATCTCCCGATTGAGGAAGTACCGCAGACCAGCGATAAGACCATGAGAATTCAGACCATGCAGCCAGATGTAAAGAACCACTATATCAAATTCAACAAAAAGCATAAACGGCTCCTGGAACAGATGTTCCACTTTCCGATGGGCGCTCACGATGATGGCCCGGATGCCCTGGAAGGCTGCCGGACAATCGCCAAGAAAAGCAAGCGGTTCCGGATCATGGACAGGAGAGCGGCTGGATTGTAAAGGAGGCGGTATATTATGCCGGTTATTTATATGGACAGGGCTTCTGCAGAAAGCCTGACAGAAAAAGATATTCGGGAGATCATAGATGAAAACCTGATGGATCTGAAATATGGGATGTTGACTGATTACTACGTGGGGCAGCACCGAATTCTTTCAGAGACCAAGAAAGACAGTACAGCACCGAACAACCGTCTGGTTAATAACATGGCGAAGTACATCACGGATACGGCAACCAGTTATTTTGTTGGGCAGCCGGTTGTCTATAACTCCCAGGATGATGCTTATCTGCAGACGGTGCAGGATATTTTTGATTATAACGATGAGCAGGATCATAACATGGAGCTGGCTAAACAGTGCAGCATCTGTGGGAGCTGCTTTGAAATGCTATATCTTGATGAGGACGCGCAGATCCGTTTTGCAAAGGTGGCACCGTCTGATCTGATTATGATTTATGAGAGTGACAGCGGCCATGCCCAGCCTATGGCGGCGATCAGGAGCGTCCGGTCTGTCGATAAAGATAAGAATGTGATCTTGAAGGTGGAGTTCTGGAATGCGTACCAGGTTCTCCGGTTCCGGTCATTCAATAACGGGTACTTGAACCTGGAGGCGATTGAAGATCATTACTGGCAGGATGTCCCCTTTGTGGAGTACATCAATAATGAGGAGCGCCGGGGAGATTTTGAGGGCGTTATCACGGAGATTGATGCCTACAATAAGGCCCAGAGCAATACGGCGAATTACTTCCAGTACAACGATGATGCTATTTTAAAGATCCTGAAGCTGGGAGATGTGAGCAGTGATGATGTTCGGGACATGAAGGAAAAGGGTGCGATCATTCTGGATGATGGAGGAGATGTCCAGTGGCTGCTGAAGCAGGTGGATGATACCGCAATGGAGAATTTTAAGAACCGGCTGCGGGAGGATATCCATACCATGTCCCATGTTCCACATTTGTGTGATGAGTCGTTTGGCGGGAACCTTTCTGGAGTAGCAATCGCTTATAAGCTCTGGGGCTTGGAACAGTTATGTGCCATGAAAGAGCGGAAGTTCAAAAAGGGGCTGCAGCGCCGGATCGAGCTGATTACCAATATCCTGAATATTAAGGGTGGCCATTATGATTATAAGGACATCACTCCGAAATTCCGCAGGAACAAACCGGAAAACAATCTGGAACTGACACAGATCGCAACGCAGCTCTCCGGACTGCTTTCCACGGAGTCAAGGCTGCAGATGCTGCCATGGGTGGAAAACGTCCATGATGAGATGGAAAAGCTGGAGGAAGAAAAAACCAAGGATGTTGACGAATTCGGCACCTATGAGAATTTTGCCAAAGCATTTGAGAGCCAGCAGAACGGCATGACTGCCGAAGCAGCTGCGGAGGGCGTAGATGAGTCAGAGAGAACGGAATGAATGGATTGAACGGGCCAAGGAAAGGGTTCTGAGAAATGCCAAGGAAACCGACACCTATGCCAGGGATATCATGGATCTTTATGATGAGACGGCCAACCAACTGGAAAATGAGATCAATGCCATGTTCCAGAAGTATGCCCAGGATAACAAACTGGATAACGCGGAAGCGGAAAAGCTCCTGTCCGGCGAGGAATACAGCCGCTGGAGAAAGAGCATGGATAAGTATGTGGCTGAGGCCCAGACGGATTCCAGGACGCTGCTGGAGTTAAATACGCTGTCTGCCAAGTCCAGGATCAGCAGAAAAGAGCAGCTTCTTTCGCAGATTTATCTGCAGATGATAAACCTGGCCGGGGATACAGAAACAAAGCTGACAGATCTTCTTGGCGATATGTTTAAAACCAATTATTACCGTAGCTGCTATGATATTCAGAGCATCATGGGAGTAGGCTTTACGGTGGCGAAGGTTGATGAGAAGATGCTGAAGCGTATTCTGGAGTTTCCGTGGTCAGGCAAAAATTATTCCCAGGCGCTGTGGGAGGATACGGATAAGCTGGCGGCTCTTGCCAGAAGGGAACTGACCATGGGCTTCATGTCCGGGGCCAGCGTCCAGAAAATGGCAAAATCCATAGATGATGTGATGCACCGGGGGCGTAAAAATGCGGAGCGCCTGGTGAGAACAGAAAGCAGTTACTTTTCTAATCAAGGCCAGATACAGTCCTATCAGGAGCTTGGAATTGAGGAATACATTTTCTTGGGAGGTGGCTGTGAGATATGCCAGGCTTTAAATGGTCAGGCATTTAAGTTATCTGAGGCCGAGGCGGGAGTCAATCTGCCACCGATTCACCCGAACTGTAAATGTACTACCAGAGCAAAGCCACGGATTGATATGTTTGCACTGAAGGACGGCGCTAACCAATTGAAAGACAATCCAAAGTTTGAAGAATGGAAAAAACGCTATGTAAAAGAAAAGGCAAAAGAGCCTGCGGAACCGTTGACAGACGCGGAGCAACATGCTATGAATAGTTACATAAGCAGTTCTTCTTACGTTTGGAATGACAAGCTCCGCAGGGGAGAAAAACTGACGAAGCAGGAAGAACAGTACATAAAGGCAATGGATTCCGCACTTCAGAAGATGCCGAAGTATGAGGGAACGGTAAAACGGTCGCTTTCAGATTTCGGAATTCTGGATGTGGATGAGTTTGTTGAATCTTATGTTCCGGGAGAACTGAAGATCTTTAATGAGTATTTATCATCTTCAACCGAGGTATATGATGATAGTTTCCAAATACAGTATGTAATTCAGTCAAAGAATGGTCGAGATATACGAAAGTACAATTCGACAGAGAAGGAAATTCTTTTTGAGCGTGGCTCATCATTTATTGTTACCAGAGTTGATGGACATACAATCTACATGGAGGAGTTGTAATGGAAAAGAAACCATATTCTGATAGACGGTGGTGGGAAGCACCAAAGGCATTTGACAGCGCCTGTAACTCATGCACCAGATATCATGGCTATGCAAAATGTGATACATATCCGGATGGGATACCGGGAGCGGTTATAAGGCAATCGGCTCTGGGAACAAACAACTACAAAGAGGATTTTTGCAGAGATATGCAGAAAAAGAAAGCATGATGGGCACCCGAAGGGGTGCCTATTAAATTACAAAAAATTACATTTAAATGGAGCTTAAACACCTTTTAACCAGCGTTAGAGGGTGTTTTTGTTATACAAAAATTCAAGGAGGACATGAAAATGGATGGAGAAATGACCACCAGCACTCAGACAACTGAAACCGCAGCAACTACATCGGCAGGAACATCTACGGGAGCGGCGGGACAGGCCGCAGGTGCGGAAACCGGAAACCAGGAGAAAGCATCTGCCTTTAAGGAATTTCTTGACGGTCTTTTCGGTGCCAAGCAGGAGAAAAAGGAACCTGGAGCAGAAGAAAAGGCTGCTGAAAAAGGAACAGAGCCGCCTGCAGGTAAAACGGAGGAGAAATCCTTCAGCCAGGCAGATATGGATGCAGCCATTGAAAAAGCAAAGCAGGACTGGGAAGCTCAGGCAGAAGAAGCAAAGAGACAGGCCAAGTTAAGCCCGGAGGAAAAGGCTGCCGAGGAACAGAAAAAGAAAGACGAGCAGATCGCAGAACTGCAGGCGAAGCTCTTAAAGAGTGATCTGCAGAAAAAGGCAACGGCATCCCTGGAAAAAGATGGTTATCCGGTCGGCCTGGCTGAACTGCTGGATTATACCAGTGAGGAGGCCATGGAAAAGAGTCTGTCAAAATTAACAGATACCTTCAAGGGAAGCCTTCAGGCAGCGGTGGAATCCAGACTTCGCGGAAAGACTCCGGCGGGCCTTGGCAATGCGGCAAGCGCAGAAAATATGTTAAGAGATCAGATTGCAAGAAACATCAGAGGATTATAAGGAGGATATGAGACATGAGCGTAAATACAATTCAGACAGCAGCGGTCATTCAGAGTGAACTGGATAAGGCCGCAGTAGAGCAGGCTACTTCCGGATGGATGGAAGTCAATTCCAGCCTGGTGAAATATAACGGAGGATCAGAGGTCAAGATCCCGGAGCTTTCCATGGACGGCCTGGCTGATTATGATCGACAGAACGGTTTTGTAGCCGGTGGAGTAAACTTCAAGTACCAGACCAAAACAATGACCCAGGACAGAGGACGTTCCTTCAGCTTTGATGAGAATGCCGTAGATGAGACCAACTTTGCACTGACTGCGGCTACTGTAATGGGAGAATTCCAGAGAACCAAAGTGATCCCGGAGATTGATGCTTACCGTTACAGCACGATCGCGGCGGCCTGCATCAAGGCAAAGACAGCATCTGGCGGATATGTACCGGCGGAGGATACCATTCTGCAGAAACTTTACTACGACATTGCAACGGTTCAGGAAATCGTTGGAGATAATACTCCGCTGGTAATTACCATCAGCCGCATGGTGGCAGCGATCCTCTCCATGAGTGATAAGCTGTCCAAAAAACTGGATGTAACAGATTTTAAGCAGGGAGATGTAAGCTTTAAGGTTAGGAGCCTGGATGGACAGCATCCACTGATTTCGGTTGGTTCAGAGAGAATGAAGACTGAATATCTGTTCAAAGATGGAAAAACCAGCGGACAGGAAGATGGTGGATTTGCAGCAACGGCATCCAGCAAGAACATTAACTGGATCATCACACCGAGAAAAGCCCCTGTTGCGGTGTCTAAGACAGATAAGATGAGAATCTTTGATCCGGAGACAAACCAGAAGGCAAGAGCTTACGCGATGGATTACCGCAAGTACCATGATATCTGGATTCCGGATCAGCAGATCAAGACCTGCTTTACCAACGTAAAGGAAGAACTGTCATAGGAGGAGATACGGGATGATTACTTTAAGACGTGACAATGTAGTAAAACAGACAGAGTCTGAAGTTGTAGCGCTGGCATTGGAAAGCCAGGGATTTGTCAGAGAAGGGGCCGCAAAGAAAGCGACTCTGGAAAACGAAGCACCTGCAGCGGAAAAGGAACTGAAGGAGGAACTGGCGGCGGCCAGAAGCCAGAACGCTGCGCTGAAACAGGAACTGGACGGTGCGAAAGACCAGCTTGAGGTGGCCCTGAAAGAAAATGCCACTCTGAAACAGGAACTGGACGGCACGAAAGATCAGCTTGAAGTGGCCCTGAAACAGAACCAGGAAACTGCTGAGAAAAGCCAGACAGCAAGGAAAAAGTAGGAGGGACTGCATGGCAAGTGAACAGGAAAACAGGATTGTAGCCGAAGTCATGGATAACATGAAAATGGCAGAAACGGAAGAAAGCTCCGCAAGGAGATATGTGCGCCGGGCGGTAGATAAGATCCTGATTTACTGCTGCAGAGAAGATCTTCCGGAACGCCTGGAAGGAACTGCAGCCCAGATTGCCGAGGATATGTTAAAGGCAGATCTGCTGGTCTCCACAGGAAAAGAAACATCATCCGTCACCCGTGGAGACACAACGATTTCTTACCGCGATCCAAGCGCTTCCAGGAGCGCCACGGTGGACTTCATGAAGAATTATGAGACATCCTTAAACCACTATAAGAAAATGCGCTTGCCAAAGGATAACCATGCAGGAAGCTGATATTCTGGCAGAGACCTACTGGGATACAGTGACCGTTTACCGGCCTTTTAAAGATACTTTACCATCTGGTGAAAGCGTTTTTAAAAG